CTTACTATCGCTGAAGCTCAAGTAACATAGATTAGGAGACTATTATGTATAGAGATAGCTTTTTACAACTATCAGACGCGCAAGCGTTAACCGCTACAGCAGTGGCTACTAATGTTATTGATTTGAGCGTTGCGCGTTCAATCGGTAGTGGTGAGCCAATGTCTGTTTATTTCAGCGTAGGCGTTGCAGCCGATGTTGCAGACGGTAGTGAAGATTACACGTTTGACGTTAAATACTCTTCAAATGCTGCACAAACAGCAGGCGAAGCTCTTGTTGGACGTAGAATATTTGAATCAGGTACACCTACAGCTCCTGCACAAGATGCGGATTTGTTGGTAGCTGGTTTTGTATTCTCAATTCCTGTACCTCCTGTAACCGCTGCTGAAGATGCTCGATACTTTGGTGTTGAATATACTTTAGCGGGTACTACTCCTTCAATCACTGTTGATTGTTGGGTTGCACCTACTTCAATGGGCGACCAGTTAGCTACTTATGCTGACGGTTACACTATTGGTTAGTAAGTAAATAAATAAAGCCCTCAGAAATGGGGGCTATATTTTTAAGGAGTTCATATGAAAGTTACAGCAACAAGACGCGGATTTATTCACGGTGTTTATAGAAAGCCTGGTGATAAGTTTGAATGCAGCACAAAAGAATTTAGTGAAGCTTGGATGACAGAGGGCGACGTTACCCCTAAAACATTCGACAACGACAACGTAGACAAAGCAGAAAATGTAAAACGAGAATCTTTAGAAATTCCCTCATTAATGAATAAGGATAAAGATGAAGAGAAAGCTATCGAGAAAGAAAAGAAACCTGCTGCAAAGAAGAAAGCTAAGAATACTAAAAAGAAAACAGATACTAAGGCTAAATAATGGCTCTTGCTAATTACGCTAATTTAAAAGCATCAATACAAACATGGTCTAAACGTCAAGATGTAGATGATAAGCTTGATGACTTCATAGATTTATGTGAAACAGAGATATACTCAAATGCTGTTGAGCCTTTGCGTATTCGCTCTATGGTGCAATTAGAGACAAGCGCTACTAGCACATCACTTAGAACTCAAAGCCTCCCTACGGGCTTCCTAGAGCCTAGACGAAGCGATTTAACTGTATCAGGTCAAAGAGTAGTCATTGACTACGTTTCTCCGGCTGCACAAATCATAAGACAGGGTACAGCTATACCTTCAAACTATACAATTACTGACCAGATTGAGTATGACATTATCCCCGATGCTGCCTATGTAACTAATATAAGTTATTACGGCAAATTAACTGCTTTAAGTGCAGCGGCTACAACAAATGCAATACTTACTGATTATCCTAATATCTATCTGTATGGTTCATTAATGGCTTTGTTTCAATGGGCTGATAACAATGAGGAAATGATGAAGTATAAGAGTCTATTTATTGAAGCTATATCGGGCGCTAATACTACAAGCGCTTTAGGCGATCGAGGCGTAGCTAGTCAGAAACGTAGAAGCGGTAGAAATCCTTAGATGCCTTTTCAATCCGTACCATTAAAGCTAATAGGCGCTACAAGTGAAAACCGTAGTCATCAAGCTGATAATGAGCTGACTAAAAATTGGTATCCGCAAGTGCCAGAGGGCAATGCTAATGCTCCTGCAATATTCTTACCGTGGCTAGGCTCTAAAGCCTTTGCTACAAGTGTTGGCAATTTAGATAGAGGCTTGCACGTTTGGAACAACACACTATTTCATGTTGTTAATCAATCTCTATTCTCTGTTGATATAGCGGGTGTATATACTTTAATTGGCACAGTAGCAGGCACGCAAAGATGTATATTCTCTAATAGCATTGTAGGCTCTACTGATTTAATGGTAATAGCTGCTGGCGGTGTTTATACATGGGACGGTACAACCTTTGCAACAGGTGCATTTACTGCTGACTCAGTTACTTATTTAAACTCTAAATCTGTTTATGATGGTTCGGGCTTTGAGTTTGGCGTTACAGGTGCAGGCGGTGCATTAACCATAGCTAGTACAGGTAGCGCAGAGAGCAAGCCAGACGACATTAGACGGCCTTACGCATTCAATCAATGGGTGTATATGTTTTGTGTTGACACTATCGAGCCATTCTACGATGCAGGTACAGGTTCGCCACCTTTAAAGCGTATTGATAATGCGATTATGCAAAAAGGTTTAGGTGGTTTTTATACTGTAGCTAATACAGATAAGGCTATGTACTTTCTAGCAGATGATTCAAATGTCTATCAGATTATACAATCACAACTAACTAAAATCAGCCCCCCTTCAATGGTTAATACTATTAAAGGGCTGAATAAGGCTAATGCTACCGGTTACACAATGACTTTAGACGGTCAAGACTTTTATATTCTATGGTTTTCAGACGGTATAACGTGGGCATATATTGAAGAATATGGCGAGTGGTTTAATTTATCAACAGGCACAAACGAAGGCGATACAAAGCCCTACTTAGCTCAATCGTATGTTGAGGTTTATGACAAGAAACTAGGCGCTGATTATCGCACTGCTGATATTGTTGAGCTAGACGAAGCTACTTATACAGATTTAGGTGAGGTTATCCAAAGGCGTAGAGTGACACCACCTTTCACATCTGTTGATGTTGGAATGCCTATAGGTAAACGCTTGTTAATGTCTAAGATTAGGTTTGCACTTCAAACAGGTGTAGGCATAGCTTCAGGTCAAGGCTCTGACCCTCAAATAATGGTTGAGTATTCCTTAGACGGTGCAGAAACCTTTTCAACAGAGAGATGGATTGATATAGGGCGTATGGGTAAATACTTATTAACGCCTGAATTTGATGAGATGGTTACGTTTTTAGAGATTAGCTTTAGAATTACAATGTCTGATCCAGTATTTTCATCTTTACATGATGCAACGATAGACGTAAAGGCGGCTGGTTATTAATGGCTGTTGCGCCTCCTCCTATGAAAGCGCCTGTAAAATGGCTAAGTGATAACGAGTTAAGCAGTCATGTACAGCAGATTTATTGGTTTATGTTTACTTCCTGGAAGAACGTAGCAGAGAGTACCGTAAGCCCGCCACCTACTAGACCTCCTCAAAAGTGGCTAATAGATGAAGAGTTAGCGGGTGAAGTAAGAGAATTATATAGATTCTTGTTAGAGATTGTTAAAGGTATTGAAGGCAATGATATGTCTCCACCTCCTGCACAGCCTCCTAGCAAGTGGTTAGATGATAAAGAATTAAGCTCAGATGTTATAGAAATGTATCGTTTCTTTAGTGAGATGTATAACGAGCTAACATAGATAAACAGTAAAGTATAGAAATATATTTTAATTTAATGTAATATTAACGTATGCAACGGACACCCTAGGTATAACCGCTAGCACACAAGTAAATTAGCGGTGGTGTAATGGGTTTTTTAAGCAATATAGTAAGCGGTATAACTGGAAGCGGTGCGGCAAGTGCTGCTAGTGCAGGCGGTAGGCGTTTATCTGATGCCGCGTTAGATGCTTCAGGATTAAGGTCTGATGCAGCTTTAACGGGTGCAGGCGGTATTTCTGATGCTTTTCTTCAAGGTGGTAAGATTCGCAAACCTTTCCCCTTTTGCTAATCAATTTGGTCAAGAAGACATAGCAGGATTAAATGCCTTAGCTACTGATTCTCAAACGCAAATGAATTTCCTTCAAAACAATCCTTTGTTTGAGGCTTTAAAAAATCAATCGAGAGAAGCCACTTTCCGCACTCAATCAGCGGGTGGTGCTTTAGGTTCAAGCGGTACAGATTTAGCTCTACAAAATGCTTTCTTATCTCAAGGCAATAGCTTAATAGACCAACAAATCAATAGACAAATGCCTTTACTCGCAGGCGCTCAAAATGCTTCTAATCAATTAGGTGTAGGCGGTGCAAATCTATTAACTCAAATAGCTAACGCTCAAGCAGGCGGCATAGAAGGCTCAGCAGGCGCTCTAGCACAAGGCGGCATTAACTCTGCTAACTTCTTAGGAAGCGGCTTAGAAGACTCAGCGCAAGCTCTTACAAGCGGTCAGATAGGCGCACAGAACGCAAGAGATGCAGGTGCTAGCAATCTATTAAGTTTGGGCGGCTCTCTATTAGGAGGCTTCTTTTAATGCCTATCGACTCTAATGTTTAATGTTTTATTAGCGGGTATTGTCCCTGATACAACCAAATCAGCAGCGGCAGGTTTTAAGCTAGGTAGCGATATAAGAAATGCTCCATTGTTAAGAAAGCAGAAAGAGCAAGTCATTGCACAAAATGAACAGAAACTAGCTACAGGTGAAATTGAAGCGGGTGATGCAGCGGCAGCGGTGGCTGTAAACCTTTCAAACGGAGTTCTTGCAACAAAAGAAACATATAACGCACTAGCAGCACAGATGAAAAATTTAAACATCCCTTTAGAAGCTGAAGAATTAGTATACTCGCCAGAAAATCTTACAAATATAAACGGGCTTATCACTCACGGACTAGGTTTAGCTCAATCGGATAAAAACCAAGCAACATCAAGAGGTTTTGAGGGCGATTTTAATTTCAAAGACGAGAATGGAAGTATTTTCACTCAAACCACTTTTATTGACCCTAATACACAAGAGACTATAACAA